CATAGATTCCTTGTACTGTATCCATCCTAGTAGCTAGAATCTCTAGTGGCTCAGGATCAATGTCTATAGCATTTAGACGCGTTAGCGTTTCTTTGATATCTACAATGTCCTGTACAATCTTATCAAGAATCAAGTCCTTGTATATATTGTCTACCCCATTATTGATTTCCCAGTTACTAAATGAATCCCAAGGTGACACCTTGCGCTTAATACGCGGAAGCATCAGCTTGGCGCTGCTCTTGAAGGTAGGTTTATCACCTACCCACTCAAACAATGGTATTCTCCCACCCCCGAAAGGGGCAGTCAATATCAGCAGTCCAGTGTTAACTTTCTTCTTAGGAAGAAGACGTAATATTAACGCTGGGGGATCTATGGTTGAGCCGTCTGAAGTTAGTAATCTCCAGATCGAATCTTCATCATAGCGATTAATTATTTCTAATGCAAAAGACTTAAGGAGACCAGGTCCTTGCGCTTCACAGCGTAGGGCGACTAAGCTTTTAGGCCTAATCGGGGAAATCTCGATACCTTCAACGAACAAGCGTTTAGCTAGTTCGCCACATGGTCTAAATGTGTTTTCAGGAGTAAGACTTTTTGTCTCGGATATACTAATTCCGAGCCCAAGGATAAGCCCCTTATAAGTATTTGCAACATCTCTCGGTAGGATTGCTACGTCATCACCAATGATGGCGTACATATCTTTAGGAGATTGTCGATTTAGGTAGAAAGCGAATCGGATTACGTAGTGGTGTGTAAGTGTAAACGATGGCCATGAGGAATAAACACCCATTGGTTGTCCTACAGAAAGTTCGTAGAACTTCTCAGAGCATGTATCCCATGTTTTGGCTTCACGCATTACATCTTCCCAATCCTTAGTCCAGCTTCTTTTTAAAAGCGTGAATATTAGGATTTGAAGGTTAACCGGTAAACGATCCGTGGCAGCAGTCATGTCAAAGCAGTATGGCTTGAAACCCTTACTTGTCCAAGATTTGACGAGCTTAGCAGCTCTATCCTGTCGGTGAGTTCCATCCTCAGGTATGCTTTTCAAAACATCCATTAACCAATTGTGAATCGGGCGTAACGCTCGTTGCACATAGTAATTTCCGCAAGTTACGGTCCTTACTTTGGGCCCCTTATCAGGGAAGGCGAAGGTCTTAAAAAGCCTTTCGTCCTTTAGTAGGTGAATTGGAAGTACTTTAACAATATTCAGTAAGACATGAAGGGGATTGGATACCCCAACTATCTTCTCTATATTTTTAACTGCTCCACTAACTATGGGATCTTTAGCGATAGCAACTAAATCTCTGATCCACGATGGTGTGCAAATACCATATGGGCCACCTTTCAGGGACACAAAGTCCTTTACGCTGTTAGGTGAACCAGCTTTGGAAATTATCTGTCTAAGGAACTTCTCCCTTTTGACGAAATCGACAAATTCCGAA